AGCTATTGAGACCTGTCTCGACATTGCAGATACTGTTGTGTTTGCTAATGGTGGAGATCGCGGTAAAGATAATACTCCAGAACTGGATCGATTCTGTGATGATCCTAGGGTAGAGTTTTATTATGGTGTTGGCGGCTCTGATAAATTGAATAGTAGTTCATGGTTGCTCCATGATTATTTTCAAAGACAACGGAGAATCTTAGGTATATGAGTGATCTTAATATTGAGTGGACGGCTTTTTCTCCTCCCAATTTACCTTTGTTGCAGACTAAACTCCCTGATTATATCATGGATTATCTGTGGGAAAGAATTGAACAGGCTAAAGCTGATAACATTCCATGGGGAGATAGACTTGCTGGAAACATTAGTTCCAGTTTGTTGATGTATGATATTGATAATTATTTTCTAGATAATATTATTGGACCAGTAACTGAAAGATTGGTCAATGATAACCCTAGAACTTTTGCTCCTTCTTTTCATGAAAGTGTGTTTGAGGAGTGGGATTTAAAATTCAAAATGAACATGTGGGTAAACTTTCAGAAACAGACTGAGTTTAATCCAGTACATGCTCATAATGGATGTACTTCTTTTGTAATCTGGATGAAGATTCCTACAGACCCAGAAGAACAACACAATCTAGATCTTCCTTTCAAAACTGATGCTGCTTCTGATTTTGCCTTTGAGTATACTAATATTCTAGGTGAAAATCAGACTATGACAATTCCTATGAGTAAAGAGATGGAAGGTGTTATGGCCGTCTTCCCATCAAAGTTGAGACATAGTGTATGTCCCTTCTATAGTTGCGACGAAGAACGTATCAGTATCTCAGGGAATCTCCTGTGGGATATCAAAAACAAAAATGAGGGCTAAATTATTATGGACTTTTTAAAAGATATCGTAAAAGAAATCGGGGATGACTACACACAACTCGCCTCAGATATTGACGATGCTGAAGAATATGTGGATACGGGTTCGTACATTTTTAACGCACTGGTATCAGGTAGTATATTTGGTGGTGTATCTGGGAATAAGATTACTGCCATTGCTGGGGAGTCTTCTACTGGAAAAACTTTCTTCTCGCTTGCAGTTGTCAAAAACTTCCTTGATTCTAATCCTGATGGGTATTGTCTATATTTCGATACTGAAGCAGCTGTTAATAAGAGTCTACTCGCAAGTAGAGGGATTGACCTTGCCAGGTTGGTTGTTGTCAATGTCGTAACAATTGAGGAATTTAGATCTAAAGCCTTGAAGGCTGTTGATATATACCTAAAGAAACCCTTAGAGGATCGCAAACCTTGTATGTTTGTGTTAGACTCTTTAGGTATGCTTTCCACTGAGAAAGAGATTACGGACGCACTTAACGAAAAACAAGTCAGGGACATGACTAAATCCCAACTTGTTAAAGGTGCATTCCGTATGCTTACTCTCAAGTTGGGTCAAGCAAATATCCCCATGATTGTAACCAACCACACCTACGATGTCATCGGCGCTTATGTTCCTACAAAAGAAATGGGAGGAGGCAGTGGACTCAAGTATGCTGCTTCTACCATCATTTACCTCAGCAAGAAGAAAGAAAAAGACGGCACCGATGTCGTTGGAAACCTTATCAAGGCAAAGACTGCTAAGTCGCGTCTAAGTAAAGAGAATAAGGATGTTACCATTCGTCTTTATTACGATGAACGCGGCCTTGATAGGTACTATGGTCTTCTTGAACTTGGTGAGATTGGAGGACTCTGGAAAAATGTAGCAGGTCGTTATGAAATGGATGGGAAAAAAGTTTATGCCAAGCAGATTCTCAAAGAACCAGAGAAATATTTTACGGAAAGTGTTATGGAAAAACTTGACGAGATCGCTGCAACGGAATTTAGCTATGGATGATTTCATCAAGACTGTTGAAGTCTTTGATGAGGCCACATGCAAGGTAATCATAGAGGTGTTTGAACAATCTCTCAATAAAGAGAGAATTGAAAACATGTATACACCTCAATTTACTCAAGTAAATTTGAACAAGGAAGAGAAGTACAAGAAATTTGTACAGGTTCTTTCTTATAAATTTGTCGAAGTACTTAAGAGATACAAGACAGAGTTACCTGAGTATGCTGAGTGGTTTCCTGAAAAACTTTTCTTTGAAGAGTTCAGAGTAAAAAAATATGAGTCAGGTTCTGATGACCAGTTTGAACTCCATGTAGATGTGGAGGATCACCCTACGGCAAAAAGATACCTGGCATTTTTATGTTACCTGAACGATGATTTTTTTGGTGGGGAGACTGATTTTCCCTATAACAAATTGACAGTCAGACCTAAAACTGGTACAGTGCTTGTGTTCCCTCCAACATGGCAGTATCCTCATAGAGGTATTCCTGTGAAGAAGGGTAGTGCTAAGTACATACTGAGTACTTACTTACATTATTATTAATATGGAATCTGTTGAGAACACTGTACTCAGAAACTTTATTCTGGATGCAGAGTATACTAGAAAGGTTTTGCCTTTCATCAAACCAGAATATTTCGACAACCTACATGAGAGGACTATATTTGAGGAGTGTTCTAAGTTCATTCAAGAGTACAATAATCCTGCCACGGTAGAGATTCTACAGATCGAGTGCGAGAAACGTAAAGATATCAATGATGAAACCTATAAACAGATTGAGACGTGGCTACAAAATATTGATAGATCTCCAACAGAAGATCAATGGTTGATTGATACCACAGAGAAGTGGTGTAAAGACAGAGCCATTTATCTTGCCTTGGTTGAGAGTATTGGAATCGCTGATGGTAATGATAGTAAGAAAGGTATTGATGCCATTCCCTCTATTCTTTCAGATGCACTTGCTGTAAGTTTCGATCACCATGTAGGTCATGATTATCTTGAAGACTTTGAAGAAAGATTTGCTTTCTACCATCAAACAGAAGAGAGGATTCCCTTTGACTTGGAATTCTTTAACAAGATTACCAAGGGTGGTCTGGTCAATAAAAGTCTTAATATTGCTTTGGCTGGTACTGGTGTCGGTAAGTCTCTGTTCATGTGTCATCTGGCTTCTTCAGTCATGCTTACAGGTCGTAATGTGTTGTACATTACCCTTGAGATGGCCGAGGAAAAGATTGCAGAACGTGTTGATGCAAACCTTCTGAATGTTCCCATTCAACAACTTCAGGATCTTCCTAAGATGATGTTTGATACTAAGATTAACAATCTAAGTAAAAAAACTCAGGGTACTCTTATAATTAAAGAATATCCTACGGCATCAGCACATGCTGGACACTTTAGGGCACTTCTTAATGAACTCGCACTTAAGAAGTCATTTAGACCTGATATTATTTTCGTTGATTACCTTAATATATGTGCTTCCGAAAGGTATCGCGGAAACAGTAATGTCAATTCATATTCATATATCAAGGCTATTGCTGAAGAACTTCGAGGGTTGGCTGTCGAAGCCCAGGTCCCTATCGTATCTGCCACCCAGACCACTCGTTCTGGTTACGGTAGCTCTGATGTTGAGCTTACTGATACTAGTGAGTCCTTTGGTCTCCCTGCTACTGCTGATCTTATGTTTGCCCTTATTTCAACTGATGAGCTTGAAGAACTCGGGCAAATTATGGTGAAACAGTTGAAGAATCGATACAATGATCCCACTGTTAATAAGAGATTCGTTGTAGGTATCGACCGTGCCAAGATGCGACTCTATGATTGTGATCAATCGGAACAGAACTTGGTTGACTCTGGCCAAGATGAAGAGTATAATAATGAAGAGACTAAAACTAAACGCAGTAAATTTGCTTCCCTAAATTTCTAATGACCCTTAATTTTTCCCGATACGAAGAGTTTGTTGATGCAGTCACTTCTGATGCATCAAAGGACTTTGTTTCACTTGCTGATCGAATGGTTGAACTTGATGGTGAGGGTGCAAACATTGAACGTCTTATGACTGCTGGTGTTGGTATCAACGCTGAAGGTGGTGAGTTCCTTGAGATCATTAAGAAGATGGTCTTCCAAGGAAAGCCTTGGAATGATGCTAATAAAGAACACCTGTTGATTGAACTTGGTGACATCATGTGGTATGTTGCTCAGGCAACTCAAGCCCTTGGTGTTTCCTTTGAGGAAGTCATCGAGAGAAACGTTAAGAAACTTGAGAGTCGATACCCAGGCGGTAGTTTTGATGTATACTATTCAGAGAATCGTAAAGAAGGTGATCTCTGATTGATGAAGGAGTTTGACTATGATCTCGACTATAAATCTCTTGACTTTACAGATGAAGAAACTCGCAAACTTTATCGTATTGGAAGGGGAGAACAAGGAGTGCTACTGGTACGCCCTTACACTGACGACATATGCGCTCATTGGCGATTCGTAAATGAAGATACTGCTCGCCAATCTTCTTCTAAAATATACTCCATGTTCGTTGAATTTCGACAGCGGGAAGATTTTATTGGAATGGACATGGCGAGGAAATTCTTGGAGATGGGTTTTACGAGAGCCCGACGGTATGCTAATCATTCAGACGGGCGTAAATACGATAGCACTGGTAAAGTCAGACCACAAGAAGTAGACTGGAAGACTAGTGAGAAAGCCAAGGCAGCACAAGTGTTTAAAGAAGTACGAGACAAGGCCGCATACGATACTAAATATCAAACCATGAGAAAACAGTGGCGCTCTAATGAATAAAATTTGTATACTTGGAGGAGGAACTGCGGGGTATTGTACTGCCGCAGTTCTTTCTCGTTATGTGAAAGATAATAATCTAGACACAGAAGTAAAGTGCATTTATTCATCTAAGATTGGTAACATTGGTGTAGGTGAATCTACTCAGTTGGCTATCAATGATATCTTTCAATTTCTTAGATTGAGAGATTCTGATTGGATGCCATATGCCAATGCAACTTATAAAAGTAATATTAGATTTGATGGGTGGTCAGATGAAACCTTTTACTATCCTTTTGGAGATATGTCTGGTGATGACATTTCTGATTTCTTCATTCTTTCATCTCTTTTTCCTAATGACATACCTAAGAATGCTTTCTCCAGATACGTCAGAGATCACTCTCGTTATGCCGAACTCAACAGACTAAGTTCTGAGGGTTGGCCTTTCCATGAGTTTACTGCCTATCACTTTGATACTGTAGGACTATCTAAGGTTCTGTATGATTCTGCTGAATCTAATGGGACCATATTCATTGACGATCAATTTGTAAAAGCCAATCGCAATGATAAGGGTATTGAGTATATTGTCTGTAAAGACTCTGGTAAACATGAAGCAGATTTGTTTATAGATTGTACAGGGTTTAGATCTCTTCTTATTGGTGAAGCGATGCATGAACCTTTTATACCATATAAGAGTTTAATTAATCATAGAGTTATTGCAGCTAAGATTCCCTATACAGATAAAGAGAATCAACTTACAACATATACCAATAATGTTGCCATGGATAATGGCTGGTGTTGGGAGATTCCTTTGTGGGATGGATTGTCTGTAGGATACGTCCACTCTTTGAAATATTCTACTAAGGAAAAGATCTATCAAGAATTTATTGATAGGTATGGTGAACGTAGTGTCAAGGAGATCTCATTCAGAACTGGTAGAAGACTTCGTTCTTGGGTTGGCAATGTTGTATCTGTTGGGTTGTCTTATGGATTTATTGAACCACTAGAAGCTACTGGACTTGCATCCATAGTTACTAATATCTTCAGACTCTTGGAAGTTGTTTCTAGAGGTATGAAGTTTAATTCTTTGGACAGACAATCTTACAATACATCTTGTGAAGATTCATTAGATAATTCTAAAACCTTTATTGATATGCACTATGCCGCATCTCATAAAGACGATACTGAGTATTGGAGACATGTGACAAATGAGATTGAATATGATTGGAACTCTCATTCTAATGGACGCACCATCGACTTGCTCTGTAAAGATAGGAACTTCTCCAATAAAGAACTTAATGGTGGATTGCCTTTTATTCTTGCGGGAAGTGGGTATGGACAATTCTCTAATGCTTTCGCTAGATCCTTGGCCGACAAAGAATACTATGGTCCCATTAAAGACGAGTGGCTTAGTAAAGATAGACAACTAACAGAACAGGTGTTACAATGTAGGACACCGACACAATTTTTGAAAGATACAATCTACGGACATGACTCATGAAACTATTAACACTTGAAGACTATCAAAAGGCTGGTGAAACATTTTGGCCTAAGTATGATTACATCGCCAAAGAATTAGGTGAAGGTGCCAAGGCTGAAGATATCTTGAAAGTGATGGAAGCAGTTGGTGGCGTTGCACTTAAACTTGCACTAGAAGAAAAAGAAGGCCCTTTCGGATTTAATAAAAAAGATGACGGAGACACAGAAACCACAGAGGCGTAAGTCTACACTTCAGGACTCTCTAGGTCCTAATAATAGTATCGAGAAAAATATTCCTGAAGATGTAGTATGGATCGACGATGCTTTTTACATTAAGAAGACTCGTTTTGGTCTCTATACTAGTATTCTAAAAGAACCTTTGGGTGCTCACTTCCTTACTGGTGGCACTGAGGATGGTATTCTTAAGATGACACGTTGGCATCTCAAATGTTTGCAAGATGATACTCTGCATTTATACACTAGAGTTGTGAATAGTGGAGTAGTCTCAGGAAAACTCTGAATAAATACCCCTGACAGGGGTATTTTTTTTATATGGAATTATCCGAGGCTTTTTATTCTGGTTTATCTTTAGTTGACACTGGGACACTACAGCAAGCTGCGAATGATGATGAGTCATTTAGAGAATTGTATGCTACAGTAGTGGCAAATTTTGGAGGCCCAAGTGTGCAGGGTAACAAGACCTCAATGTATAATGCAATTAATAAATCCAGTCCAACAGGAACATTGTATAATGATATGGCCGCGGCCATGTCTGCTGTCATAGGAACTAGAACGAAATTGGGATATGGTGTTCCAGAAGCAGTATTCCTAACAGGATCTACTTGGCCTGAGGAAGTTAGGAAATTTCAGATCGATGGATTTGGAATGAAAGATTATAATTCTTCTGATGTTATTCTTAGATATGGAAGAACTTATGTTGGTATATCTTTGAAGAAGAAACCAACAACAGCATCTCAATCTCCAACTCTACTTAATAATTCTCTAGCAACTTTCCTATCAGGAAATGAGTTTAGAACATTGAGGAATAGGATTGATGATATTCGCATAGAATTTTTTGCTAACATTGTCAAAGAGGCTTGTATCAGTGGACCTCTTCAAGGTATAGCTGAGTGTGATAACATCCAGAATTTAGATCCTTCTAAGAAAGTAGACGCAGAAAAAATTTGGAAGACTAAGGTATTGCGAAGAAAGTCTGATGGCACCACACAGAAAGTTCCTCTATTCAATGTCAAAAGTGTTGATGAATTGGTGAATGGTGGAAATGGTCAGACTGGTGTAAAGGATGCCATGAGGAAATTTGTAAACTCTAAACTCTACAGTGCTCCAGGCGGTGCATTGAATCCATTGTTCCAAGCCTTCTTGGATGTGATGAGTGATCCTAGAGTTGCAGATACATTGGCCGATTCTATCTTACACAAGTCTCTCAAACTTAAGTTGATGGATAGTCTGGATACATGGCAAGAGTATGAGTATGGATTCTATTTGGTTGAGGGAGTAGGTAGATATACTAGAAGAGGACCAGATGTTAGTAGTGCCAACGTAACTAATATCCATAGTGCTATGATTGGAATCATTATGTTATCGAAGATGCCTACCAGAATGGTTGTTAACAGGGCTAAAACTATGACTGGTAGTAGGGCCTCGGTTACATTTGATTTGTACAAAGGTGACTATCCTATCCTTGAAGTTATCCTTAGATACAAGGGTAATTTTTCTTCTCTTCCTATGTTCTTGGCCACTACAACTCCCAAGTTCAAAGAGATTGTCAGGATGGGTGAAGTCGCACTGCGATAAATAATAGTGATGAGGTCATATAACCTGTGAAAAGTTTTGTTCAATTCTTAGACGAAGCTGTTACTACAACTGCTTCCACTCAGGCCAAACAGCGCGGTTTGGTGGGGGACGGTCATGGCGGGTGGTATGATAAGAAAGGGAAGTTTGTAGCTAAAACTGTCAGTGGTAAATTAAAATTCGTTGGATCTGGAGGTTCCGCCGATGAGGATAAAGCTGGTCAAGGTAAACCATCCAAACCAGATACATCTGCTGCAACTAAGAAGTCTGTTGCTGAACCAAATAAGAAATCTAAACCAAAGGCTGCACAACCAGAGGTACAGGATACATCTGACAAAGCTCCTGAACCAGGGGATGCCGAGTCGCAAAGTGCAGAGAAGATGGGACAACCACTCTCGGATGGAGTAGTTATTACATTCGGAAGGTTTAACCCACCTACTACTGGACATGAGAAACTATTAAACGCTGCTAGTCAACAAGCGAAAAGACAGGGATTTGATCTAAGAATTTATCCAAGTCGTAGTCAGGACTCTAAGAAAAATCCTTTAGAACCTTCGACTAAGATTGAGTTCATGAAAAAGATGTTCCCTGATTATGAGGAGGACATTAGAGATGATGCTAATGCTAAGACCATCTTTGATGTGCTGAAGGCTTCATACAATCTGGGATATAAGTCAGTAACTATAGTTGTAGGTCAGGATAGACTTGCTGAGTTCCAAGGTCTTGCTCAGAAATATAATGGAGATCTCTATGACTTTGAGGAGATTGTAGTTGTATCTGCTGGAGCAAGAGACGCAGACTCTGAGGGACTTGAAGGTATGTCTGCATCCAAGATGAGAAAGTCTGCCGCAGACGGAGACTTCAAAGCATTCGCTAAAGGTATTCCTAATATTGGAAACGTAGAGAAGAAAAATCTATTCAACATTCTTAGAAAATCAATGGGTGTGAGTGGAGAAGTCAAGGAAGTATGGACTATTGCTCCTAGGTTGGATCCATTCGGATTGAGAGTTGCATACCTAAACGAAGAAATTTATAAGATTGGATCTCTAGTTGAAAATCTAAACACAGGAGTATCTGGAAGAATTACTAGACGTGGAACAAATTACGTTATTGTTCAGACTAGTGAAGGTAATATGTACAAGTCTTGGTTGAGTGATTTGGTTGAGGCCTATGATGTTGGTACTGATGAATATAGAAACTATGTCCAATCTATGACGCCAGGACAACCAAAGAAGAAGTGGAACACACAACCAGAAATCAAACCTATAACCAAGGGTTCATACTATGATGGTAAGAAAATGAAAAACCCTAATGACCCTCCTAGTGGCCCAGGTATTAAATACAATAAATAAAACATAGGAAGAGACCTTTTAAATTTTTAGTGCCATGAAAGAACTGACAGATGCTTACAAGGCTATCTACGAGAAGAAAGCAAACGACGGCAATCTTGCCAACAATGCACCTCCGTATGACAAGGTAACTCGCCGTGATGTAATCACTGGTGCTCTTGGTAAGGATGAGATGGGTGGTAAGCGTAAGGCTCATGACTGCGCTAAGAAGGTTAATTATAAGAAAGAAGAGTATGACTGCATTCCTGAGCAACATACTATGCTTGAGGATGGTACTGTAACTCATTACGATATCACTAAAGATAATCTTATCCTTCATAATATTCCTGTCGAAGAACTAGAGATTCTAATCTCTGAGAAGCACGAACACTTCGACAACTACGATAAGAATGCTGAGGTTCTTGGAGAGAATCGCCGTGCTGCTCGCGCCGCTGGTGGTTATAAGGATGATTCTAAGAAGCAAACTGATCCTTCCAAGGCAGGTTTCACTGGTATCTCTGGTAGCATCGCAGATATCATGAGACAAAACAAGGAGATTGAAGCAAGAAATAAGGCAAAGTCTAAGAAAGAAGAAGTTGAAGTAGAAGAAGGTTACAAGGGTAAGCACGGTCAGACTGATAAACAGTATGCTGACTCACGTTCCCCTGGTGGCAAGATGGTGTCTGGTGACTCCAAGATGAGTGGTGCTGAGTACACCCATGGTCGCAGAGTCAAGGCAGCAAACCCTGGTATGCAACCCGACGTAGGTGGTAAGACCAAGCCTAAGTCTCAAGGAAAGATGGACAAAGGCACCCGTGCGGACATGATGTATCGTAAGGCAAAACTGAAGAAAGAAGAACTAGAAGCAACTGGTAAGTTTACTGCGGAGGAGATCGAAAGAATCCTTGGTATTGAAGAGGGTCTTGGGATGGCTGTAAAGGCCGCAGGTAAGATGGTTGCAAAACAGGCAGCACAAGGTGCAGTTGATAGAGCAGGTGAGGCTGCATATAACAAGGCAAGAAACATGGGTAAGAAACCCAAACCTGCATGTGAAGAAGTAGAAGTAACTGAGCATCATCAAAAAGATGCTGAAGGTAAAGTCATCGAACATGAGGAGACTACTCCTAGTTCTGTTGAAGAAGGTATGAAGCAAGCACGTAAGAACGTGGGTGCATCTACTTGCTGGGATGGTTACAAGGCAAAGGGAACCAAGAAGAAAGGTGGTAAAGAAGTTCCTAACTGTGTTAAGGAAGAAGAGACTGGCGGTGTTTTAGTTCAGGACGCTGCAGATTACACTCCAACTGAAATTGAGACAGTTGATGTTGTAACACCAGAACCACTCAAGAACTTCCAGATTGAAGATCATGGTGTTAAGTTCTCTGAGAAGAATGAGGAAGTAGTTGTTGACCCAACAGAATTGATCAAGAAACATGCTCCCAACATTGCTGCTGCAAGACCCCTAGATGAAATCGCACCTCTTGCTGCTCTTGCAGTTGGTGCTAAGGCGATGGCGAAGAAAGCAGTAGTTGGTGCTGCGAAGTCTGCTGCTAGAGGTATGGCGACTAATGCAATGAGTAAAGCAAAGGATAGAATGTCTGGTTCTAACAACAATAATATGGCCTGAGGTAACTCATGGACTTACATGAACTAACTACAGCTCAAAGAAAACTAGCTCAACAACAGATCAAAGACATTCAAAACTCTAAGAGTGGTAAGAATGCTAAGTCTAGGATGCAAAATGCATCCAACAAATACTTTGATGCCAAAGCTACTAATAGGGCGATGGCTGCTGGTCGTGCCAAAGATAAGTCTTTGGCAGCGGCCACTGATGAGAGAGTTAAGGGTGCAAGAGATGATGCAAGAAAAGCACAAGCAGATAAACTAAGAAAAAAGAGAGCTGAAAAACAAGGTGACCTTGCCAGAGCAGGGCGTACCGTTGGTGGAATCAAACAACAGAGTATAAATTCTCAAGAAGCTGGTTCTTCATCTACTAAGAAGGTTGCATCTAACTTTCTTAATATGTTTGGTGGACTTACTAAAGCTGCTTCTCAAGCAACTGGTACAGATAGGAGAGTAAAAAAGGGTCTTACTCAAAGATTAAAGAGATTTAATCAAGGTAGAAAAGCTCAAAGAGGACTATCAACAGGTACTTCTGACAAACAACTACGTGCTTTGGATGCAGTTAAACAGAGGATCCAGGCGAAAAAGAGAGGAGAAACTAAAACAAAAGCTCCTGATCCTTGGGCTGGTAAATCTACTGTAACTAGAAAACAACCTGGCTCTAGTACTGTCCGTTCGGATGGTGCTCAGAGACGTGCTCTTCCTCAAGGTAAAGTTAGAAACGCACTTCCACCTGCTAGATCGGGTTCACTCGCTGTAAGAGGTGTAAAACCAGGACAGAAGAGACTTCCTGGTGCAGGACAGACGGGTTCTAAACCTGGAGATCTAGGAAAGGCCGCAAGAAGAGATCCAAAACTCAGAGCTAAACTTATCAAACAAAGGAGTCAAGGTATGAGAGAAGAATTTTCCAACTGGCGTGAAGAATTTATATGGGAAGTTGATAAAAAAGAAAAGGCACCTAAAATGGTAAAGCCCATGACGGGTGAGAATACTATTGTCATCAACCCAGACTCTATGAAAGAGGAAACTATTTCTGAGAAGAAAGGTTTATGGGACAACATTCATGCCAGAAGAAAGGCAGGGAAGGCAAAAAGAAAGCCTGGTGATAAGAACTATCCAAAAACCCTCGATATAGATTAGGTATTTAAATGACTGGAAACGTAAATCTCGATGTCAAGTCGTGCATTAAATGTGGTGCGACTTGGGTAGAGGGACAATTGTTCTGGAGTACTGGTAAAGAAGGAGACCCACATGATCTAGCTGGTCTGGTCTGCAATAAGTATGGTAATGATGATTGCATCAATCCTTGTAGGGGATCTGATAGTGGTCAGACATGGGAGATGAGACGGAAATTGCTAGATGGAATGATGGAAGGGTTAGAAGAGGATAAATAAACAGTAAAGACTGTGATTAGGAATGACTTATTCAATTAAAGTTTTAGGGGCAGAGACTAATTTAGGTTCCGCTACCAACGTTGATAACGCTACAATTGTTCATCTCTTCAATGGCCATAGTGGTACTGTGGTTATTGTTAGATCTGATTCTAATGATGTAGGTATCGGTAGTTTCTCTCTAGGAACTGGTCAGATGATCAAGTGCGAGAAAGAACCTAGTGATAAACTTTCTGCTTCTGCTAATGGTGGATCAGTTAAAGTTTCTAAGATTGCATATTCATAATCATGGGAGCTATGATACCTCCCAGCAGGAAGTCCTGCTACAACTTCAGAGTTGTTAAAATCAATAGAGTGGTTGATGGTGATACCATCGATGTCACCATTGATCTTGGATTTGATTTACTTAAAAAAGAAAGAGTCCGTGTAGCAGGTGTTGATACACCTGAAAAACGAACCCGCGACAAAGAGGAGAAAGCCCTTGGAATCGACGCAACAAACTGGCTCAAAGCTAAACTCGAAAACGCGATTCGTGGTGACGATGAGCTTACTGTTAGGACTGAACTTGTTGGTGGCGTCGGTAAATATGGCCGTCTTCTTGGGTGGTTATACATTGGGGACGCAGAGTTGTCCCTCAATGAACAGATGATTGAACAGGGTTATGCATGGCCTTACGATGGTGGAACCAAACAGAAAAACTTTGAAGATTTAAGAGAAGTAAGAAGAGCTCACGGAACACTCGTAGATTGATATATAGAATGTACATTGTTTTAATATCATGCTAGCATTCCTACTACCATTAGCATCAAAGGTAATTTCTGATGCAGTCGCAAAGATTCCAGAGAACGAAGAACTGGGTGAGAAACTTATTGAGATCTGTCTTGTTATTCTTGCTAAAGCAGTTAAGTTGACCAAGACCGATATGGATGATCAACTACTTGAAGTTGTTACAAAAGCAATTAAAAACCGAGAAGGTGAATGATTGAACCTTAAGAGACCCTGTACGGGGTCTCTTTTTTTATAAATAAATCTAGGTTAATATAAAATTTGGAGACAAGCCCATGCCTCTTTGGGGAAAAACTGATGCTGATGAGTCCAAACCAAAGTGGCTCACTGACGAACAGAAAAAAGAAGTATACGCTAACGAAAGTGGTTGGGTTGTTGAAGCTGGTTCTAAGATGACTGGTAACGACAATCCTGACGCAGCCCCTGAGATCTTGTGCTGTGTTGGTGGATTGGCCACTGGTATTGGCGCTGCTGACGTTACGGAAGTTGAATGGATTACAACAACTGCTGACAAGTCTGAAGGATTTACTCTTTCCGTCAGAGTTAGATACAACGAAGCCGTTAATGTTACTGGATCGCCAACAATTGCAGTTACTAATGGTAACCAAGGTGCTGGATCAGGTCGTGGACCACACACCCTTGTTTACGCTAGTGGAACAGGTTCTAACGAATTAGTATTCTCTCTTGCAATTGCTGCTGATAACGCTGCCACAAATGCAGATGACGTACTAACAATCGGTGCTCAGAATATTCTGAAGCCAGGTGGTGCTACTATTAAGGATGCGGCTGGAACTGCTTCCGACTCTGCTGTTGCAATTTCTGCTGGTCAGGGAACCGCTGCAGGTGGTGTTACTGTAACTGCTTAGTAAGCTGACTATATAATATGATTGGACTTATTTGATGGATGAAGTTTACCGAATTGAATGACAATAACTATGTCATTTTCGCTATTAAAAATTACGAGAATCCACACGCAGTAACCAAAGAAGATTTTGAAGAAGATCTTAAAAGGTTCAAATGGATAAAGAGGCTTTTGAAACGTTACAAAACAACTGGCGTTTTGAAAGCCCATTTACTTATTAATCATTTTATAATTCTCTATAATGTGTTTGGGGAGGCTGCGACTCCCTTGTTGTTTTATAAGATCGACAAAGATCTTTGGCCTGTAGTCAAAACCTTTGTAGTTTATCTTGGTAGATTGCCTGAATATCCAAGAGGACCTATTCACGATGTTCCTATGGATAACAACTGTTTAACATGTTTAAAGGAACTATGAAAAAGGACAGAACACTTGAAAACATTAGGAGAGTTGTCAGAGAAATGATGGCTGTTGGTACTGGTGGGTTGACTGCTAGTGCTCCTGAAGAGGGTCCTGTTGCTGGTTATGATAAAGCTTTAAACTCTAAACCGATTAAGAGAAAACTTAAAAAGGTTAAAGACCTAGAAAAAAGATGGCTGAATCAGTAAACGACAAATTACTAGAACGTCTTGAACGAGTTGTAGATTCTTTACAGGACAACTCAGTAAAGATGGGCCAATTGTTGGCAGTTCATAATGAGAAACTTGAAAAACAAGATCGAGTTGATACGATCTTGTTTGAGAAGGTAGATGCTTTGAACCTTGTTATTAAAAAGGAATCCCATGCTATCAAACAGGGATGTGAACGAGACATCAGACTCATTGATCAGAGACTCCGTGTGCTAGAGAAGAAGATGTGGAGTATCGCAGGTGCTCTTGCAGTAATCAGTACGCTCCTATCACCAATAGGACAAAGATTGTTTCAACAGTTGTCACGCCCCGTAGGATCTGTTACAATGGCACCAGGCCTAGTTTTAGAAACTCTTGAATCACGTAGACAGCAAGTTCATCAGTCTAGTATCCTCTAGGTTAGGTAAGTTCGCAAAGAAGAATAACGGGTTATATAATTTTAGATGCCCCTACTGTGGGGATTCGCAAAAATATAAAAACAAAGCCAGAGGGTATCTTTACAGAGTAAAGAACGATTATAACTTCAAGTGCCACAACTGTGGTGTTACGAGGACTCTTACTAACTTCCTCAAGGATCAGGATCCTATTATTCATTCTCAGTATATACTTGAGAGGTATAAGAATGGTAGTGTTGGCAAGAGATCTAACACGCCTGTACCTAAATTTGAGTTTGAAAAACCAGTCTTCAATACACCTGAAGAAATAACAGATTTAGAAAGTATCGCAAGTCTAAATAAATCACATCCCGCTCGAAAATATCTAGAAGAGAGTAGAAAATTTTCCATCGAAATGATGGAAGATCTGTACTACTGCCCTAACTTCAAGGAGTGGACGAACAACCTAAAGCAAACCTTTGATAACCTAGTTAAGGACGAACCACGCATCATTATTCCCTTAAGACAGAAGGGTAAAATCATTGGATATCAAGGGAGGTCTCTTGTACCGAATTCAAAGATAAAATATATTACTATTATGCTTGACGAGGACTCTCCGAAGGTATATGGTTTGGATAAAGTAAACCCAAAGGAAACGGTATATGTCACAGAAGGACCCTTCGACAGTAATTTCATTGTCAACGCTATTGCTATGTGTGGTAGCGATGTTAACCTTAGCGCTTACGATTATAAATTTGTATTCGTATTCGACAACGAGCCCAGGTCCAGGGAGATCGTCTCTAAGATTGCTAAGACCATCGAGGTAGGACATAAGGTTGTTATCTTTCCCTCAAATATCAGGGAAAAAGATCTTAATGAAATGTACATTGCTGGACATGACGTAAAAACTCTGGTAGAATCAAATATCTATCAAGGCTTAGAAGCCAAACTGAAATTGCAAACTTGGAAGAGAGTATAACTCTTCCCTAAAAATTAGGAGAACAAATGAGTAACGGTATCAAAGTCGTCAAGAGAGACGGTAGAGTCGAATCTCTCGACTTAGATAAAATGCATGTCATGGTTGACCTGGCATGTGAAGGTCTTGCTGGAGTGTCCGCAAGTCAAGTAGAAATTAATTCTGGCATTCAGTTTTATGATGGAATTTCTACCGCAGCTATTCAAGAAATTCTAATTCGATCTGCTTCTGATCTTATTGATCTTGATCACCCAAACTATCAGTATGTTGCTGCTAGACTCCTCCTCTTCTCAGTGAAGAAAAGTATTTACGGGGGTATCCATGAGTCTCCTGGCCTAAAACATCATGTGGATAAGTGTGTAGAACAGGGTGTATATGATTCACAAATCCTTACAAAGTACTCTGAAGAAGAGTTTGAAAAACTAGATACCTTTATAGATCACCAGCGTGACTTTCTCTTCACATATGCAGGTCTACGTCAGGTAGTTGATAAGTATCTCGTACAGGATAGAAGTACTGGTAAGGTGTTTGAGACACCTCAGTTCATGTACTTGCTTATCGCAATGACTATTTTTGCAGAGTATCCTCCTGAGAATCGTCTGGTGTACGTCAAAAAGTACTACGATGCCATCTCCAAACACAGAATCAACATCCCAACGCCGATCATGGCAGGGGTCAGAACACCCATTCGTCAATTTGCATCATGCGTTTTGGTTGATATTGATGATACCCTCGACAGCATCTTTAGCTCTGATATGGCTATTGGCAAGTATGTCGCACAAAGGGCTGGAATCGGTATTAACGCAGGGAGAATCCGTGGGATCAACAGTAAAATCAGAGGCGGAGAAGTACAGCACACAGGTGTTGTCCCTTTCCTCAAAAAGTTTGAAAGCACTGTCCGATGCTGCACTCAAAATGGCATCCGTGGTGGATCAGCAACTGTCCACTTCCCAATCTGGCACCAAGAAATCGAAGACATCCTCGTCCTCAAAAACAACAAAGGAACAGAAGACAACAGAGTCCGAAAGCTAGATTACTCTATCCAAATTTCAAAACTTTTCTATGAAAGATTCATTACGGATGGAGACATCACCCTATTCTCACCTCACTGTGTCCCAGGTTTGTATGATGCTTTTGGCACTGACGAGTTTGATGATCTCTATACACGTTATGAATCTGATGGATCTATTCCGAAGAAAACTGTATCAGCTCAGGCACTTATTCTAGATCTCCTTAAGGAGAGAGCAGAGACTGGTCGTGTTTATATTATGAATATCGACCATTGTAATACTCATAGTTCTTTCCAAGATAAGATCAACATGAGTAATCTCTGTCAGGAGATCACTCTCCCTACAGAACCTCTACAACATATTGATGCTATCGACTCTGAGATTGCTTTGTGTATTCTCTCTGCAATCAATGTAGGTAAACTCAGAAGTTATGATGAACTGGAAGAACTCTGTGATCTGTCAGTCCGTGGACTAGAGGAACTGATTGATTATCAAAGGTATCCAGTTAGAGCCGCAGAACTCGCCACACTCGCACGTAGATCCCTTGGAATCGGTTTCATTGGACTTGCACATTATCTTGCTAAGAATGATCTTAAGTACGACTCTCAGGACGCCTGGGACGAGGTACATAGATTGACTGAGAGTTTCCAATACTATCTCCTGAAGTCTTCAAATCAACTTGCTAAGGAGAAAGGTCAATGTGTTGAGTTTAAGAGTACAAAATATGCTCTTGGACAACTTCCTATTGATACATATAAGAAGGATGTAGACGAAATCTCTAGCCAGAAGTTGCAACATGATTGGGAATCTCTTAGGACATCTATCCTCGACCACGGTCTTAGGCACTCAACACTGTCCGCACAAATGCCATCAGAGAGCAGTTCCGTTGTGTCAAATGAAACCAATGGAATCGAACCGCCTAGAGACTACCTGTCCATTAAAAAATCAAAGAAAGGGCCTCTTAAGCAAATTGTTCCAGGGTATCAACACCTAAAGAATAATTATACTTTGCTTTGGGAAATGCCTGACAACAGTGGATACATTAAAGTAGTTGCTGTTATGCAGAAATTCTTTGATCAGGCTATTAGTGGTAATTGGAGTTACAATCCAGAACACTATCCTGATAATGAAGTTCCTATTTCTGTGATGGCACAGGATCTGTTACAAACATATAAGTATGGTTGGAAAACTTCTTACTATCAAAACACATATGATATGAAGAGTGATGATGGCATTGAAGACAAAAAAGAAGCACTAGAAAGTTTACTAAACACCGTAGAGGAGGAAGACTGTGAATCTTGTAAGATCTGAGGGAAATTCAATGGACAGATACGAAGTAGAGAAGAAGAAAACTAGAAAAGAAAAAGGTAGACCAGATGGCATGACGGTGTTTAATAGAAAAATTGTAGATAGAAAGAAACAATTTATGTTCTTTGGAGCTCCTCTTGGTGTCCAGAGATATGACTCTTATAAGTACCCAGTATTTGAAAAACTTACCCAACAACAACTTGGATATTTCTGGAGACCTGAAGAAGTTTCTCTTCAGAAGGACAGAGCAGACTACCAAGAACTCAGACCAGAACAAAAGCACATCTTCACTTCCAACCTCAAGTATCAGATCCTCCTTGACTCCGTACAAGGTCGCGGTCCTGGCATGGCTTTCATTCCTTATTGCAGTCTACCAGAACTAGAAGCTGCTATGACTTCTTGGGAGTTCATGGAAATGATACATTCTAGATCATATACATATATCATCAAGAATGTTTACCCAGATCCATCTGAAGTCTTCGACACCATTCTTGAGGACCAGAAGATACTCGCCCGAGCTGAGAGTGTAACCAAAGCATATGATGACTTTATTCAAGCTGCACAGATTTACGGATCAGGAAATCAGTGGGAGCACAATCTTGAGGGAGTTCCTAATGCTCAATCCGAACTGTATGAACTCAAAAGAAAACTCTTCCGAGCCGTTGCCAACGTCAACATCTTGGAAGGAATTAGGTTCTATGTCTCCTTCGCGTGCTCGTTTGCATTTGGCGAACTTAAGCTCATGGAGGGATCGGCTAAAATCATCTCTCTTATTGCCAG